TTCTCAATGGATGCGTCCGAAACATCTCCGGCTTGCCAAGCTGCGAGATTGTAGGTCGAGCCGGGCTGTGAAATGTTCTGCTCCCCGGTGATGAATTGCGGGACAGAAGCCCCGAATAGATTTGTCGTCATGATGTTTGAGTAAGCGTAAGCTTCGGCGACATTCAGTAGCTTGACTGATGTGTCCCGGCGGCTTCTCTTCTTCTTCCTGCCTCTGCGAGCCATAACACCCCACCGGGCGAGCGCGGCCTTTAATTCTTAGGCTCAAAACGGCCCTTCTCGTTTCGGTCTAGAATCTCGATTGCTTGAGGAACACCCGGGGCGGTGTTCGCTTCAATCCATTTCATGATTATTCCATGAAGAGGATTAGGGGGTTCGATGTTTTCAGCTACTTGAGCAATAGTACCTTGCAGAGCTGCGGCTAAATTGGAGTCTAAATCCTCTATTAAGTCTAAAATCTCCCTTCTCAGGTAATTTAGACCATAGAGAGCGATTGACAGCAAGGCGATGGTGATTATTTGGAGGACTAGTCCCTCATCCATGAGCGCAACGCGCCTCAAGACGACCTAAAGACCTTCCTTTGCCTCTACTACTACTACTAGACATAACTAACTAACTCTATACTAACTAGACTGTCATAAATACGCACAGGTATGGAACAAACTGTAATAATGATTAAGTAGTACACCGTGAGTCGAAGAACATGCGAGCCGAAACCCGCACCCACCCAGAAGCCGAAACCCAGATTGCCCGAATGCTTTCACATAAGCATTCATCGAGGTGCATCCCGTGCAATGCGAACTACTCGCACGATGCGCCTACGATGAATTGCTTCTACTGTGGACGCTTCACGACTCAGGATGTGAAAGCGTGAATGAGCGACTGATGAAGAAGTTCATCTTCGCGTTCCTGAGCTTGGATGCTCTCAACATCATGGATAGACCGGGGTTCATGACCGAACTCCGCGATTACCTAGCCCGTCAGCGTGGTCTAGTCGGCTACGGTGAATTGACCGACGCAGAGCAGTTCAGACTAAACAGAGCCGCAGAGAAGGCGAGCGAGCGATTAGAGCAGCTAGCCGGAGCTGACGGTCTAGACGCATTCTGGGGGCGTGATTGAATGGCTATCGGCGGCCCCGGAGTCCCGAAGGTCTGTTCTCTGTGCGGAGCTGTGGGAGTCAATTCTCGCACCTGCACAGGCTCCCCCCATACTCATGAAGCCCTAGCTCAGGGATGGCACGAGAGAGACAACAGCGCGAGAGCTGCAGCAGCTAGGCGCAGCCACCGCAACACCCGCGACATGATTGACGAAGTAGTAGAAGAAGAGGCCGATTATGAGGACGACTTCAATCATGCGGCCTTTACTCAAGCGTTCCTAGACTCAGCCATGACAGGAACAGTCGAGCTTAGAGTAGTAGATGAGACGCCCGTTCATCAAACCGTAGCAAGTCTAGTCAATTTTCAGTTCGTGGCTCGCTATCCTGCAACAGTCATTCAACAACTCTCAGTATTCCTAGACGAACTGCCTAACGCATACTTCGTAGATGCCGACCGAAAGGAGCTGCGCGAATGGGTCGAATAGTCCGTAGCGTTAGCTTAGACCCCGATACGGACGACATAGCCGAGGACATAGGGAACTTCTCCCATTTCGTCCGCGCGTGTCTCCGTGACCACAGAGCGCGACAGCTTGACGCTGTGGCTTCTGATGACGAACTCTTTCATCGTCCCGTTGATGCGTTCGGCGGCGTGTGTAATGGCCGCAAGCCTACTAGGTGTAGGAAATGCTATCCAAACTCTAAGCCGTCCTCTGAGGCATGGCTAGAGTATGTTCTAGACTACAAGGAGAAGAAGATTACACAGGAAGAGGCATGGGCCAAGCTTCAAGCTACTATGCCTGAAATCCGTTCCTCCGAAGGTGGGGTATTCAAGCAATCTTCCCCGGAAATCAACGGGGCCGTGTCAGATAGGGCCATCACCGAAGGGGCCGCCGGGACTGAAGGGAATATCGCTATTCCCTCCGTCGAGTCCGTCGGTGCTGTCGTCCCCCGTCGAAGCTCCCCCTTGAGGATTCTCGCCTTCCTCTGGGCAATTCCAACGAGAGCGAAGAACCTCATCACTCGCTCCAAAGAACACCCGGAGAGTGTCGAGAATCTGCCCTAGAACGGAAGTGTCCCCGCCGCACTCTTCACGGTCTATTGCCATCTGTCGAGACTTGGCCTGATACTCTTCCCACCATTGCACAGCATCAACCGGGGTCGGGAGTCCTGTCTCAATCCCGAGAGCTTCTGCGATTGTAGCCACCGAGTAAAGGAAACCGATTATCTCGGTCGGGTCTTTCATGTACTTGACGAACTCAGGAACTCCGAGTCCATGTAGGAAAGTCCCCGTGTTTCTCACGAGCAACGAGGCTTGAAGCTGTTCTAGGAGTTCCCTTTCCTTCTGCTGAAACTCAATGCGATGGACGACAACCTCTGTCGGAGCTGCTTTAGGCACACAGCTTCACCACTCACAGTCCGCCGTGCAAACTTGCCACGAGATGTCGCCGTTGCCGTCCACATCTCCCATGCATCCGAAGAGCATCCATCCGGGCGGGATAATCGGGAACTGTCCGCCCCCGGCGCGAGAGTCAGTATAGGGAACTAGACAGGCGGGAGTGTAGGGAGTCGCTAGAGCACCGTTTAGAGGCTGCGAAGAACGCTGCAGGTACACAACGGGCTGTGTGTTCGTGTCTATGCTCTGTGACGCGTCTAGAGTAGTCGCAGGGCACATTGCAAGGACAGGGACGACATTGGTTGTATTCGTCACAGCGTAGCACGACGCACCGAGTAGAATCCGGGGCTTAGAATCAGCCGAAGCTATGAGGACGCCGTGACCTTTGTCTAGAGCTCCGTTCTTTACGGTGTTCATAGTATAGTTAGACATACCACCAAACACACGCAATCACCTAATATTTCCCCTGCATCCTTGACAGGTCTTGTAGAATCGCATACAATTTCTTGTTATCTGCAGCCGTTAAGGGGCCGTGATTGTGATATGCGTTGCTAGATAGCAGGATTATCTTATTGATGACAGCATCAAACAGTCGCTTCTGTTGTGGTATAGTCCGCTTCCCAGACCATGACCTAGCCATTAAGCATCCGTCCTGAACACCATACGGCTATTCAGGGCGACAGGCACGCTGCAGGGTTGGAAAGTACCCGCAGCATCTCCACCACCTGCAGTAAAAGCCATTGAACCGATAGGTACTCCCGAGCCATCTAGGACATAAACCGGGCTTGTTAGCTCGGCGTCATTGGCTCCCGGGAATGAAAACATGTGAGTTATCACGCGTCCTTGAAGAGTCAATCCCAAAGATTGCCCATCTAAGACGCTAACTAGCTCATGTTCACCCGCTCCGGCGGGGGTGACAGAGAACACATGGTATTCACCGTTAGAACAAGCTACAGAGACTGAAGCTTCCCTGTCTCCGACGGCGTTGAGCATAACTTGGACGGAATCACCGCTCGCTATGCGTCGAGGGTATGGAAGAGGGGCGGGAAGGTTGCTATTGCCTCCTGATGTTGTCGTACCGCCACCGCCGGGAATCGCTATCTTGATTTTACCCGCCGATTGAACATAGGCATAGGTGAAATCATTCTCTCCTTGAAGTCCGGCTCTTGAAGCTACGAAACCCGGGTACTGTTGCGTGGCAAAAGTACCCATTGTTTGAGCCGAACCGACAAAGTTTGAGTCAGTCTGTATCTCATCCAATGTTGCTTCTGTGGTTGCAGTATTCAGTAGGGGGACAACGCTTTGCGCTGTGGATATTATACTTCCATAACAATTTACATTCGCCATTTATTCACCTCTAGAGTTTAATTCCCATCGCTAACGGCTTGAACACCGAGCGATTAATCATGTTGATGGGCTGTCGTAGGAGTCTCTTTCCAAATCTAAAGCCCCATCGAGTCGCCACAGTCTGTCCGACGATATTCCACATGTTCGCCTTGAGTCGAATTGCGGTTGCGTCTAAGGCTAGCTGTGGGTTATGAGCTAAGTCCCTGATTGAAACCATACCGACTCCGGCGGTTTTCTCAATGGATGCGTCCGAAACATCTCCGGCTTGCCAAGCTGCGAGATTGTAGGTCGAGCCGGGCTGTGAAATGTTCTGCTCCCCGGTGATGAATTGCGGGACAGAAGCCCCGAATAG